AGTAGCAATTAAAAAAGTAACTTATGACGTAGAAGATGGCTTAGCTGTTAACCTTTATTGGGATGCCACAACAGATGTACCTATCTGGAGGTTTGTAGGTAGGGGATTTGTAATGGGAGAACACATTGGTTTCTTACAAAACAATGCTGGTGCAGGTGTGACTGGTAAAGTTTTATATGATACAGACGGTTATTCATCAGGCTCATTGTCATTCAGTTTGTTAATTGAATGTATTAAGCAGTGGAGTTAATATGGAAGAGATCATAGGATTATTGTTCCATGCACGTACTATAGCGCATATAGAGCATTTAAAGACTAAAAGCTATGCTCAACACAAAGCTCTTGGTCATTTCTATGATGATGTTGTTGATCTAGCAGACAGCCTTGCAGAAGCATATCAAGGGGATGAAGGTATTATGGCTGACATCCCTTTGTTTTCTAGTATGCCTACTGACACTATTGATAACTTCTTAGTTAAACAAGTTAATATGATTGAGAAATTAAGAGTATCAGCGTCTAGTAGAAAAGCTATTCAAAACATCATTGATGAAGTAATTGCTTTATACTTAAGTACTATTTATAAACTTAGGAACTTATCATGATAGCTACTGATGCTAAAGTAAAACAAATGGAGATCTCTGCTATTATTACAAGAGCAGATGGAACTATTGAAAATCTTGGAACAATTCAATATTGGCACAAGAACCCTTTTAAACGTATTTTATGGAGAATTAAAAAATGGCTACACTATTAGTAAACTCAGGTAAAGCTGTAGTTACAAACCGTATCAAAGGCTCTGGAACTGAACCTTCCTATGTTGCTTGGGGTACTGGTGCTGGTACAACTGCTGCTGCTGATACTACTTTATTTACTGAAGTTGGTACTAGAGTTTTAGGTACATCAACACAAGTAACAACAACTACTACAAATGATACATATCAAGTTGTAGGTACACAAACTGCAGGAACAACATTAGCAATTACTAATGCTGGTTTATTTGATGCTTTAACATCAGGTAATCTATTTGTTAAAGGTGACTTTTCTACTATTAACCTAACATCAGGCGATAGTATTCAATTCACATTCAAAACACAATTTAGTTAAACTACAGATTGAGGATTGAGCAATGGCTCTTAATCAATCTGCAATAAATGTTAAACCAATAAACGGGGCTGAGGTTGTTCAGTATAGCCAAGCCCTGGATATTGTTTCAACAGTTAATGCCTCCTTTCTAAAAGGTGCTGCTACTTTAAAATCTATTTTAAGTAGTAGTATTTCTACGATTGTAAGTTCTTATGTATATCCTAAAGAGTTAATTGCAACAGCAGTAACTTCTTCAGTTAACCTAGTAAGATCTATTGGTAAACTTATTGAGTATACCCTAGATAATAATGTTGAAATTCTTATTGCGCAGGCTAGTTACTATTTAACTCTTACGTATAATAGTGTAACTACTTCAACAATAGTAAAAGCTTTAACAAGAACATTAACAATTTTAAGTACATCAATAGCTACAATACTTAAGTCTGTTAATTCTACTCTTACAGCAAGTGTCTCTTCAATAGTAAGTATTATTAAATCAGCTTTAAAACTAGTTATAGCTTCAGTTACTTCATTAGTAACCTTAGGAACTATTAAGGTACAGTATGTGGTACTAACTGCTATTTCAACAGTTACAGCTAGTTTAGTAAATTCTATAGGAAAACTATTGACAATTTCAGTAAATTGTGGTATTATATTAGGTAAGCTTGTAAATAAAATTATTAGTTTAATATCTACAATTATTAGTACTTTAATAGTAAGTGCTATATCTTTCAAGAACATAGCTGCAGATAGACTTATGTATGCTGCTGTTAGATTCCGTAAAATATTTTATTAATAAGGATTTGTTTACATGAGTTTATCATTTTCATATAAAGTTACTACAGAAAATGAACAGTTTACGTTTGATTACTCAACTGTTTTATCTTCTCCTGAAACAATCTCTTCAGCAATCTGTACAGTAGAAGTAGTATCAGGAACCGATCCTAACCCTAGTAACATACTAGTAGGTAGTGCCGTTATTAATGGCTATCAAGTAGCTCAACGTATTTATAATGGTTTAGATGGTGTAATCTATCGTCTTAAAATGACAGCGACTACTTCATTAGGAAACGTTTATGTTATTATAGCTGATTTACAAGTCTTATCACCAGCTAACGTCTAATCATGTCATACATAGCTAGATATGATAAGGGAGATTGGATAGCTTTATGTGATGTGTGTGGTCGCAAATATAAAGCATCAAACCTTAAAAAACGTTGGGATGGACTTATGTGTTGTGACGACGACTGGGAAATTCGTCAACCACAAGACTTTGTAAGAGGTATTGCAGATACTCAGATAGCTCCATGGTTAAGGTCTGAACCATCTAATTCTTTTATACCATTTGCTTTTACAGCACCAGCAGCTCTTATTTTAGTAACAGAGACAGTAACACTTAGTATGGCAATTATTAAAAAAGATTATACTAATAATAATCTAATTAATGGTTCTGTAATTAACTCAAAAACTTTAGGATAATATTATGGCAGGATTAAATTTATTTACAAATAATGCTTCAACTACACTAGCCAGTAATGTGTTAATTGGGGCTACCTCTTTAACTGTTGCTGCAGGTACTGGATCTTTATTCCCAGCCTTAGCTGGTTCTCAGTACTTTTATTGTACATTAACTAATGCTGCAGCTACCCTTGTTGAAATTGTTAAGGTTACAGCTAGATCAACAGATACTTTTACTATTGTTCGTGGTCAAGACAATACTTCAGCACAAGCATGGACTGCTGGTGATAAAGTAGAACTTAGACTTGTTGATGCTTCTTTAGAAAACTTTCCACAATTAGATTCTACTAATACATTTGCAGCTGCTCAAACATTTAGTGCTACTCCTGTATTCAGTGCTGGTATTACTTCAACAGCAACTCCTGTTAGCGTAGCTTCTGGTGGTACTGGTTTAGGTACATTAACAGCTAACAATGTAATCTTAGGTAATGGTGCCTCTGCTCCTAACTTTGTAGCTCCTGGCACAGCTGGCAATGTTTTATCATCTAATGGTACTACTTGGGTAAGTACTACTCCAGCTAGTGGTTCTAGATCTGGTGCTGATTACCTTACATTAAGCGTAGGAACACCTAATATTACTTTAACAAGTTCTTCTAATCAAGTTCAAGTTGTTACTGCAACAGCATTAGGTCAAACAATTACCTTACCTGATATGACTACTTGTACTAAAGGGTTAGGATACTTTACATTTTATAATACTTCAGCTTTCCCAATAGGTGTTAAAGATGCTGGCGGAACAATTAGAGAATATTTATATCCGTCATCATCTAATACTTATGCAAATAGTCCTATTCAAAGTGTTGATTTAATTATTCAAGAAAATGCTACTGCTAATGGTGTTTGGCATCTTCAAAATCCAATTTCTGCTGGTATATATGGAGCATCAACTAACGTAGCAAGTAGTACTACTTTTACATCAACTGTTGGTGGTTCAGCTTTATATCAGTTAACTCCTATTTATTATATTATTGTTACAACTAATGCTACTGGCAATACTCTTGGAACAACTCCATATATTAAATTAGCTACTCTTAATCCAACAACTAAAGCATTTACATTTGGTTCACAAATAACTTTAAGTTCGGCTAACGCAGGAATTTATAATTCACTTAGACCTGGTGGTGGTTTTGATACTGATGGGGTTAGTAGAGGTTTATTAGTTATAGCTGGGTATTCTTATTATGGTGGTCAAACTATAAATAGTGATGTATATGGTGTAGCTGTAGTTAGTGGAGTTTTATATGTTTCAGGAAATCAAAGAATTACTATTGGAACATCAGCAGCGTCAAGTGGGTCATATAGTAACACTCCTGGTGTTATGTATAATGGGGCTGACAATGCTTTTACAACTGCTAATTATTTTGAGGGTGGAGTTAACAAAGCAATTAGTATTTATTCATATAAAGTAAATGTATCAGGAACAACAGTTACTTTAAGTGGTGCTACAGGGAATGGTATTTCTTATAGTAATACTTCAAGTTATACTTATAGTATGTCTCCAACTTCTAAAACAACTTATGTAGTAGATGATACAAATAATACTACTAAAACATTTATTAACTATAATACTTCTACAAATACTTTAACAAGTGGTAATAGAACTTCTCAAACAACTAGAATTGCAGGAAATTTAACAACTACTTTAGCTTCTCAAGCTTCTTTATCATATATTACTGGTACAAGTGGTAGAGTATTTTATGGAAGTAGTATTGCAACTGTTACAAATCCTGGAACGGCTACTGTAACTGTTACAAATCCTAATTATAATTTAAAATCTTTCCCAGCTAAAAGTTATGCTTCTGTAACTACTGGTGCTTCTATGGGTACTTTTTGGCCTACATCAGCAAGTAGTTATAGTATTTTAAGTGGTACTACATTATTTAATTGTGATCCATCAAATGCAGATTTTAATTTTAATCAAGCTAGTCTAACTGTTTATAATTCAGATAACTATTGGTATGATGCTAATACAATTATATCAGTAGGGTATTATACCGATAATCTAACAACAGTCTATTTAGCTTGTGATAAACTAACACCAGCAACACCATTTGTATCTTAAAGGAAAATTATGAAATATATATTAACTCAAACTAATAATAATCAACTTGGACCTTTTAATTCTGTTACTCAGAATGAAGAGGGTTGGATTGCTGATGATTCAATTTACTACACTTCTATATTTGGTGTTATGACTTCATCTGAAGTAGCTGATGATTATGAAACACCTACTGAACTTGAGATATATAATACACAACAATCTCAATTAAGAGAAGAACAATATAAATTAAAATCAGATCCAATTAACTTCCAGTATCAAGCTGGTGTTAAAACTAAGCAAGACTGGTTAGATGCTAGAGCAGCTATTCAAGCTGAATATCCATATAAAGTGTAGTAGTGTAATTAACCTAGTATAGGAGAATAACTTGGACTTATCTAAGCTAACCAGTATGTTGTTTCCTGTAATAGTCTCGGCTATTGCATGGTTACTTACATCTATGACATCTATACAAGCTGATTTAATTAGCATTAAGTCTAAAATGCCTAATCTTATTACAGAGCAGGGTGTACCTACTGATAGCCCTATATCTGCTGAAGCTAGAGCTAAACTTAAAGAAGAACTAAGACCTCAAATGGGTGAACTCAATGTACGTATTCGTATCCTTGAAGAGCATGATATTCAAAGAAGAGGTAAATAATGTTTAGTATCTTAAGTTCTATATTAGGATTTGCTACTGCTGGGCTACCAAGTATTCTTGGTTTCTTCCAACAGAAAGGTGATCAGTCTCATGAACGTGAGATGGCTAGACTACAGAATGAACAGACTATGGCTATGGCCCAGGCTGGTTTTGTAGCACAAGAGAAGGTAGCTGCTATTGAATTAGAAGGTACCTATGCTGAAACTTTTGCACAAGAAAGACAAGCTCTTTATGAACACGATGCAAAGATTGTATCAGAAGCTGCACCATGGGTTAAAACACTTAACGCTTCGGTTAGACCTATTGTTGCTTTTACTTTTGTTAGCTTACTTTTATTTGTTGATATAGCTGGCTTTATCTGGGCTGTAAATACTGTAGGTTTTAGTAGAGAATCTATGGATGTGATTTTCTCTAGTGATGAGATGGCTATTGTAGGTTCTATTATTGGTTTCTACTTTGGTGCTAGGACTTGGGAAAAGAAATAAGTGAATGTATCAAAAGCTGGTATACTCCTTATCAAACATCACGAAGGTGTGCGTAATAAGCCTTACCGTTGCCCTGCAGGGTTGTGGACTGTTGGTGTCGGACACCTCATTGGTGATGGTAAACAACTCCCTGATGGTTACAACAAAACTTTCACAGATAGAGAAATAGATGGGATTCTTAAAGCTGACTTACGTCGCTTTGAGTTAGGCTTAAGTAAACTGTTACCTAATGTACCTCTTAAACAAAATGAGTTTGACGCTCTTGTCAGTTTTTGCTTTAATCTGGGTCTTGGATGCTTTCAGCGTTCAACCATCCGTCAAGCGCTTCTTAGGGGCAATAAAGAAGCTGCTATGGACTCGTTAGTAAAGTATTGCCGTGCAGGTGGTAAAATACTAAGAGGTTTACAAACAAGAAGATTAGACGAAAAAGCATTATTCGAAGGATAGCATGAATCTTATTACGGTTGAATCGTGTAAAGCAGTTTATAGAATGTTACGTGAACTCCCACCTTTCAACAAATATGAGTTACCTACGCCTTCCGAGATAGAGTTTTTAGTTGTAGATGATCCTGCAATGTATGGTCAATACCAACCTGAACCACACTGTATAACAATCAGTTCAGCTAAACAGAGTTATTTACAAACCCTAGAGAAAACAATGGCACATGAAATGGTGCATCTTATTTTATACCTTCAGGGTAAACGATATGAACTCCATAACAAAAACTTCTATAAACTAACATATCAAATAGCCGAGATATACGGCTGGGAACCCAAGGACTTATAATGGCTCAAGAACATTTAACAGATGCAACTAAACATGTAATAGATACTGCATCAATAGCTACAGCAGTTGGAACAGTAATGCAAGTACTACCTGCTATTGCAGCTCTATTTACTATTGTATGGACTTTAATTCGTATCTACGAAACAAAGACAATACAAAAACTATTAGGTAAACATAAAGGATAAGTATGGCTACTTCAGGTACTACTACATTTACAGTTACCAGAGATCAAATTATTGAAGCTGCTTTACGTAGTTTGTCAGTTCTTGAAGAAGGGGCTCAGCCATCTGCTACAACTTTAGAAAACTCTTCTTTTTCTTTAAATCTTATTTTAAAGAAATGGCAATCAGAAGGTATGAAAATATGGACTATTAAAGAGTATACGTTACCTTTAGTTCCTAATCAAACTTCTTATACTATTGGACCTTCAGCAACTTATGATTATAATGCTGCTAAACCTTTAAGACTTATTCAAGCTTACTTAAGAAACTTATCTAACTCTACTGATTCAGTAGGTAAGATTGCTTTAGTATCCCCAGGATCAGGTTATTCAGCTGTTGCTAGTAACCCTGTTTCTGCTACAGGTGGACTAGGTTCTGGTGCCTCTTTTAACTTAACTTTTGGTGGTGATGTTACTTTAGGAACTGGCTATGTAACTGGTGTTCAACTTGCTAACACTGGAGGTAGTTCATACTCTGTTGGAGATATATTAACAATGCAAGGCGGAGCTTATACAACTCCAGCTACTATAAGAGTAGACTCTCTTTTAAATGTAAATACCGATATGCCAATGACTATTATCTCACAACAAGAGTATAATATCTTGGGTGCTAAACAATCACAGGGTAACGTAAACACTGTATACTATAAATCTTGGAAAGACTATGGAGAACTTAGTGTATTCTTAACTCCTAATACTTTTACAGCTACAAATTATAATTTACATTTATTTGTACAAACACCTATTGAAGATATTACAAGTTCTAATCAAAACTTTGATTTCCCATCAGAATGGTTCTTAGCCCTTAAATGGGGTCTAGTTGCAGAGCTTGCATCAGACTATGAAAAGACTCTTACTGATAAACAATACTACGAACAAAAAGCAAATATGCTTAAGAATGAATTAATGGATTGGGATATTGAATGGACTTCAACATTCTTCCAACCAGATGTAAGATCAGGGTTTAATAGGAGCTTCCGTTAATGCCTATTGTTAATGTTCCGTTAACAACGCCTATAAAACAACGTACTAACAATTTTAGCAGAGATGCTAAGATGGTTAATTGTTTTAAAGAAACTATGTCTGACGGTAAAACATTAGCTATTAAACGACCAGGTAAAGCTCCTTATACAATTACCCCTGCCTTACCTATTGATGGTAATGGTCTTTGGCCATTTAATAATAATTTATATGCAGCTGCTAACACTAAATTATATAGTATTACTGGGGGTGTTTCACAGGAATTACTTACAGGTATGAGTGGTCTAAATGTTAGTTGGGTTAATACATTAGCTACCTCTGCTCCAAACCCTTACATGGTATTTCATGATCAGGTTTCTGGGTATTCTATGAACTCTAGTGGTACCATTGTACAGATTAATAATCAAGTAGCAGGTGTTACATTAGTAAGTGGTGGTTCTGGCTACTCAGCAAGTACTGGTACTTTTACAATTACAGGTTCTATTAGTGGGTCTGGGGCAGGCGGTACTTATATTTCTGATGGAAGTTCCGTAACAAGTGTTACACTTACAAGTTCTGGTTCTAACTATCAAGGTACTCTAGCTGTTGTATTTGATGTAGGCGGTACTGCTGTAGCTACTCCCTATTTAAATTCATTTCCTCTTAACCCTGTACCAGGTTTAGTATACCTTGATGGTTATGTTTTTGCTATGGATTCTAAAGGTCAGATATGGCAATCTGACAATGAAAACCCAAATATTTGGGGACCTTTAAACTATACTTCAGCTGTGTCTGAAGCAGATAAAGGTAAAGCTATAGCTAGGCATCTTAATTACGTTATAGCTTTTAAAGAGTGGACAGCTGACTTTTTCTATGATGCTGGTAATGCTGCAGGTTCCGTGTTAAGTATTAATCAGTCTGCACATATAGAAGTAGGTTGTGCTGATGGTAACTCAATACAAAATCCAGAACAAAGTTTAATTTGGATGGGAACTGTAGTTGAAGGAAGTAGAGGTATCTATATGTTAGATGGTCTATCTCCTCAAAAAGTATCTACTAAAGCAGTTGAAACCTTTTTAAATGCTAGTGACTTAACAGGAACTTATTCTTGGTTATATAAAATTGCTGGCCATACTTTATATGGACTTGTATTAACAGATCAAAATGTTACACTTGTATATGATATAAATGAAAAAGAATGGCACTACTGGACTACAAGTACTGAGGACATTGGTGGTGATGAGCACTACTTTGAATGTTCTTTTGTAGTGCAGTTTCCATTTAATAGTGGTAACTTCTATGTATTAGATGCTATTAATGGTTTAGTTTTTACACTAAGTCCTAATAACTATGTAGACCCTTTTGGGCCTATTAAAATGCGTATTGTAACCGATCGTATGGATTTTGATACATATGCTTTTAAAACTGGGTATGGTTTAACTATATTTGGTGATAACATTAATGATGTACTACAAGTTAGGCATACTGAAGATGATTATCAACATTGGTCTAAATATAGAAGTATAAATTTAAGTTTACAAAAACCTTGTTTATATCAACTTGGTAGATTTAGACGTAGAGCTTATGAGTATTTATATACAGGAAATAATCCTTTACGTTTAGAAAAAGTAGAATTTAATATTAATGGTAGACTGGATTTAAAACAAGAATAGTCTATGCAAGTATCTATAGTAGACACAAAACACATTGAAACTATGTGGCCTTTTATTGAAGGCTATATGAAAAGAGCAGCTAAGTACACTTATGGTAGATTTGAAGCTGAAGATATTAAAGAAGGATTACTAAAGCAACCACAACAACTTTGGATTGCTTTTGATGATAAAAAGATTTATGGTGCTGTAGTTACTGAAGTAATTAAGTACCCTAGAATGACAGCTTTAACTGTACACTTTTTAGCAGGCATTGAGTTTGAGACATGGAAAGAACCTATGCTTAAACTAGTGCAACAATTTGGTAAAGACAATGGCTGTAAACTAATTGATAGCTACGGACGTCCTGGTTGGGAAAAAGTCTGGGCTAACTATGGTTATACTAAACGTTTTATATTTTATGAATTACCTCTGGAGAATTAACAATGTACAAGATGATTAACTTATTTAATTGGGTAACTACTCTAGTAGAGTCTTTTACTTTCTATGGTGGTGGTAAAGGTGGAGGAGGATCATCTCAATCAAGTTCTACACCTGTAGACTTTTTTGGTAAAGATAAAAGAGCTCCTTATGAAGATGCCCTTCAGAACATGCTTTTAGGGGGAGGCCCTTCTCTTGACTATATTAAAAGTCAACCAGGGTTTATGTTAGGTAACCAAATGGGTCAAGAGGGTCTTCAAAGAAAGTTTGCTGCTACAGGAGTGGGACCTACTGGTTATGAAAACTTAGCTATTAATAACTATAATAATGCATATGCTGGTGACTATATGCAAAGAATGATTACTAATCTTATATCAGCTTCTGGAGCTGGTATGGTAGCAAATTCAAGTACTTCATCTTCTACAGGACCAAGTCAAATTCCTGGTATGATTGGTACAATAGCTGGGGCTGCGCTACCTCTTATGTTTCCACCTTCTGATAAAAATCTTAAGACTAACATTAAACATATTAATACTATTAATGGTATTAAAATATATAGCTTTAACTATATCTGGTCTTATCTTCAATCAGTTGGTGTTATGGCACAGGATCTTCTTAAGATGCCAGAGTATAAACATGCAGTGCATACAACTAATATAGGTTATGTTGTAGACTATTCTAAATTACCTATTTAATTAAGGAATATAATTATGGCTTCATTTGCTGAAGGTTTTGCAACAGGGCAGCAACTGGCTGCTTCTTTTAGACAAAGAAAGTTTGAGCAGTCTATTGATGACGCTGGTAAATCAGTGCAAGAAGAAATGCAAAAAGAAAAAGACTTTAAAGCTCAACAAAAACAACTTGCAGATAATGCTAGAACTAATAATACACCTACAACAGATCCAGTAAATCCTAGTGTTTACCAACAAGGTGATTCATTAGGCCTTAAAGGATATCAGGTAGGTAATAAACCTATACAAACCACAGTGCCTACAGCACCTCCTGGCTATATGTCTAGAGATGATAACACTTCTGAGAATGATTTATCTCCAGGTGGTTTAGACTATCCGTCTGCTAATCCTGCTACAGCTCAAACATTAATAGGTAATTATGGTACTACTGCTTCTTTTAAAGGTGAGAAACCTACACTAGAAGATACTCGTATGATGCAGAAAGATACACAAAGACCTTATAATGGCCCTCAAGATAATACGATATTAGACTTAGCTCAAATTAAACCAGAAGTAGCACCTCAAGAAGCTGTTAAACCTAAAATATTAGATACTTTAAATGAGACTGTTACTACAGCTGATAGAGCTAAAGAAATCTATGACTACAATACTCGTGTTATTCAAAAGCTTCAACAAGGTGGTAATGCTAGAGCAGCCTTAGAGTATCAAGGTAAAGTAGCTAATGCAGAACTTACACTAGCTCAAGCTGATCATTCAAAGTTTACAACAATGTCTGCCTTATCTAAAAAAGTAGGTGATATGGCTAGTAATGCTTTAGAAGCAATGCAACAGCCTGGTGCTGATGTTAATAAGATTTTCTATGATACTATGGCTAGTGCTAAAAATGATTTAGGTTATACTGGTAAAGTACCTTTTAGTATGGACCCTAGAGAAAACATTAAGACATTACAAATGTTAGAAAAGAATTCTCTCACTGTAGCAGAAAAAGCTGAACTTGGTATTAAACAAGCTGTTGCTTCTCAAAAGTCTGTAATGGATAATGCAGAACTTAGAATTAAAGAAGAGAAGTTAAATCTTGATAAAATTAGTACTGGTTTAGCTATGACTAAAGAAAACCGTGAACAAGCTACTGTAAGCTTTAATCGCTTAGCTGAGAACGTTAAACTACAGTTCCAAGCTCTTAATAGTATCAACTCTGTGATGGATGAAGACTACAAGAAGGCTTTAAAACCTAGCTATGATGCTAATTTAAAAGCTCTTCAAGGGTATGCTAAAGCATTAAATGTACCAATGCCTAACATTGCAGTTGCAACTCCAGGTAGCCCTCTTCCAGGGGCTAAACCTATGCCTGGTGCAGCTCCAATCCCAGCTCCAGCTGCAGTTAACCCTTCACCTAATACACAACCAGTAAATGATGCATTCCCTGCTGACGTATTACAAGATGCTGGTGTTGCTAGTGAAGCTGGTGGTTATGTACCACCTACACCTAAAACTCCTGCTCAAGTAGCACAAGATGCTAAAACTCGTGCTGCTACAAAAGAGAACATTAAAGCTCAGATTCAAGAATTGAAAGAAGCTACTAGATCTGCTCCAGTAAGAGGCGCTATGGCTACAGCTAAAGTTGCTAAAGCTGGATATAAAGCTACTGCTAAAGTAGTTAGTGAAGCTGGTAAATCTATGTCTGAGTGGGCTATTGGTAAGGATGAAGCAGAAGTACAAGCTAAGCTTAAAGAACTTCAAAAACAATTAGACGCACTTAAATAAATGGCAACAGCTACTAAGTTAAAAGAATCACCTTTCCTAAGTGAGGGAGAGGCTTTTACTAAAGATAAGCTTATTGAGTTTATTAAAGATAGAGAATCTTTTAGTCCAAAAGCATACAAGGATGGAGATCATTACTCTATTGGGTATGGTACTAAAGCTTCTGGCCCAGATGAAACTATCTCTAAAAAAGTAGCAGAACAAAGACTACTTCAAGATATTGACACTCGTGAAAAGTTTATTCGTAACTTTGCTAAGGTTAAAGGTTATGATTGGAATGACTCACAAGTTCATAGTTTAGTTGACTTTCATTACAATACAGGTCAAAAGAACTTCTTAGCCCTTACTGATAATGGTAAACGTTCTAATGATGAGATTGCTGCTAAACTTCCAGAGTACAATCAAGTAGGTGGTGAGTTTAACCAAGGTATTCAAAACCGTAGACTTCAGAATCAACTAGCTTTTACTACACCTACTGAAACAAATTCACTACAAAACTTTGCTGGGGCTCCTCAGGAGCAACCACCTCAAGCTACTACACCAGTAGCACCTATTAAAACAGCTCAAGTAGCCCCTCCTCAAATAGTACCTAGTAAGGTAACTCAAACAACACCTGAATCTGTAGACCAATCTACTTTTACTAACACACCTCCTATACAAGTTGCAGCTAATACAAATCCTAATGTAGCTAGTGATGTACCTACACCAGTTATAGACACTACTAGTAGTCCTCAAGTACCACAATCTATAAGTCAGAAGTTTGGGTATGATCCTAACAAGTTTAAGTTTAACCAACCACAAGAAGCAGCTACTGCTCCTACAGGAGAGTCTCCATTAGATAAAGACTTTAATGGTAATGTGTATAAAGCTTTTGTTAAAAACAATGATAAGAAATTAGCACAAGGTTACTTTGATAACATTAGTACATTTGTAAACAAGGGTACTCTACCTCCTAAAGAGTTTAATGGTCAAGTTTATAAAAACTTAATGGCTTATGGTGAAAAAGACTTAGCTCAGAAATACTATAATAGTATGACTAGTATTTATGCACAGCAACCACAAGCTCAACCTCAAGCTGCACCTACAACTGAAACACCTCCAGCAGAACCAATAAAAGAACAAGGTGCTTTAAGGGTATTAGGTCAGACAGCTTTAAAAGAAGTTATTCCTACTGGTATTGGTTTTGGACTATCAGAGATTGTTGGTGCTGCCCTAGCACCTGAAACAGGTGGTGCTTCTTTAGCATTAGTACCTTTACTTGTTAATCTTGGAGCACGTATTGGTACCTTTGTAGCAGGCCATGCTGGTGGTAGTGCTGCTCAAAAGAATTTACTTCCAGAATCACTTAACAAAACCCTAGAACAAGGTGAAGCACAACACCCTACAGCAGCTATGGTAGGTGGTTTCTTACCCTTTGGTTTATATGGTGGCTATGGATTATCTACAGCTGCTCGTAAAGAAATAAGTTCAGCATATGACCTAGCTAAAACTGGTGACTACTCTAAGATTAAATCTTTAAAGACTTGGGCAGAACCTGCTGTGCAAGCTGGTTTTGGTGCTGGTATTGAAGGGGTCTCACAACTAGTTACAGGTGAGTTTGATCCATCACGTATTTTAATTAGTGGTATGATGATGCCATTAGTAAGTGGCGACAAGACTCGTCTTGGTAAAGCCGTATCATTTGAAAATGTAAACTTTAAACCAAAAGAATCAGCAGATTCTATTATTGATAGGATTTCAAAGAGTGAATTCTTTGTACCTAAACAAGTAGATGATATACCTATTATAAACCTCTCAAAGGAGACTAAAGGTGAATATGCAGCTAGACATAGTATTACTGAAGCTGAAGTTGATGCTCATAAAGCTAATGCAGACTCTGTAAGAATTAAAACTATTAAAGACGTCCCTACAATGGAAGTTGATAATGCTAGTGTTATTAAAGAGTTTGCTACTAAAGCTTGGACTAAACTATATAACCTTCCAGAGAATACATTTAAAGACTTCCAGTCTTATTTAGACTTTAAAATTCAAAGAACTAAGATTGAACATCAAGAACCTCAATCTGCTTTTGAATATATGAATAAAGAATCTTTTGCTGCCGCTGAGCAAGAGTCCTTTACTAGAAGACAAGAACACTATAATAAAGTTAGTGATCTTCAATCTGAAATTGATGGTCTAAAAACTCTACGACAAACAGAAGCTGATCCTAAAGAAAGTGCTGATCTTTTAAAACAAATTAGTGCTAAAGAAGTAGAACTTAAAACATTAAAAGAAAATGAACCTCCTGCAGCTCAAATCTCTAGTAAAGAAGTTTTAACAAGTGAAGACACACACAATGTATTAACGGGTGCTAAAACTATTGGTGAAGCTTTAGATCGTTTAGTAGAGGGTAACTTAGGTAGCCCTATTGAAAAGGCTTTATTTAAACTTCTTAGATCTAATAAATATATTAGTGAAATACCATTAGTACTTAATCCTACTAAAGAAATAATGGATAAAGAAGGTTATCTTATCCCTGGGTTTTATAACAGAAAAAAGATAAGTGAAGGACTATTTGATGAAGGAAGTTTACATCTTAATAAACACGCTGACTTACATACCTTTGGTCATGAAGTACTACATTCAGCAACTCTTAATGCAATGGATAAAGACCCTGCCTTTGCTAAACAGATGGATGACTTCTTTGAAAAACTTAAAGCTACAGCAAGTAAAGATGAACTATGGGAAAACAATGGTTGGTATGGTTTAGCTGATGCTAAGGAAATGATTTCTGAAGCATTCTCTAATCCTAAGTTCCAACAATGGATGAGTGATAGACCACCATTACTAGAGACTAAAGCTCCTAGTGCTTGGCAAGAGTTTAAAGACATTATTAAAGAATACTTAGGTAATGGTAAAGAAAACACTCAAACTGCATTAGATCAACTTATAGATCTTACACATCAGAACTTATCTAAAGACCAAAAGTTTGGTGACTTTACTAGAAAAGGTGGACCATCAGACCTTAAGTTTAAAGATAGTTCATATCAGTCTTACTTAAATCAAAGTGCAATGGAGCAAGCTTCTGTTAATCCATTCTTTAACTTAGATAACTTAGGATTACCTCCTATGCCTAAGAATGAAAAAGAATTGTCAGATGCTGCATTCATCTCAGCTAATGCTAAAATGATTGATAACATTAGAGGTATTAAACTATACCAAGTAGCCTTAAATGAAGGCCTAACTGCTGAAATGCAAAACAATATTAGAATGCATTTAGAAGGTATTAATCCAGTTCCATTAACTAAAGCAGAACAAGTAATATTTGATAAGTATTATCAACCTTTAATTAGTGAACTTACTAAGGCATATGAGTACCTTAAAAACATTAACCCTGAACTTGCTAATCAATTAGGTGAAATGAGAGATGGTAAATTCTTCTTTAATAGAATGATGAACCCATTAACTCGTGAACAAATTAAAGTGATGCAAGAGAATGGTACTATAGAAAACCCTAACTTCTTTGGTAAGATTAAAAATACTTTTGCTGAACTAGGTGGTAAACTAGAAGGGGGCTTTGACCCTGACTTAGGCAAGATATCTAGTGCTTCTAAGACTCGTTCATTCTGGGTTGTTGAAGGTAAGAATGGTACACGTGAAGTAGTTCAAATAGCTAAAGATGGTAAGATATTTAAATGGGATAATCAAAAAGCTACTTTAATAGGTAGAGTGCCACAACGTGATCAGATGTTACGTGAAGGTGATGCCTTCTTTGGAGGTAAGCTAGCTCAAGGTTCTATTGAAGAACTTGAAACACATGCACCTATAACTTATAATAAAAACTCATTTGCAGTGTTAATTCAAAAGATGAATGAAGCTCGTGAGGAAGTACGTCAAGATGCTTTCCTTAAAGAACTTATGGCATCTCCTCTGATGAAAGACATTGCTTTACCTACTCATGCAGATGGTAAACTACAAGAAGTACCTGAAGGTTACATGGTACCTAAGAATGTACAGAAGTATCCAGCATTGGCTGGTTACATGTTTCCTACACGTGTAGCTCATATTATTAATGACTTTGCTAGAGTATGGGATCCTACAGTATTAACTAATTTAACTAACATCATTGTTAAGAACATGATGATTAACCCTATAGCTCACATGTTAAACGAAGCATTCCACTTGTACAATGCTCGTGGTTTATCTGGTTGGGTAACTCCTGGTGGTATTGCAAGATTCCAAAAAACAGGTAAAGATGCTATTAATGATGTAATTAATTTAACTGATTTCTATGAAGAAACTATTAGACTTGGTGGTTCTTTACTAGCCCCTGGTACAAGAGCCTCTGCTTTCCAAGAAGCTTTATTTGGTAAAGGTTTAAATGAGTTCTCTAAAACTGGTGAGTTTAAAGAACTAGCTAATGATATGGGTGTATCTCTTAAACAGCTATACAATAACATATCTAAACAGTCTAATAGAGCTATGTGGATTACTCGTGATATTATGTATATGCAATATCTTAGAGAGATTATGGCTACTAAAGGAATATCTCATGCTGAAGCTATTGTTTATGCAGAGAAACACATGCCTAACTATAGACTTCCATCAATAGTAGGTGAAAAGGTTGTTGGTGAAAACATAGGTAGAGGTTTAAGTTACGTCATGCAAAACCCTAACATCTCAGTGTTTAGTCGATACCACTATGGTATGGTTAAATCCCTAGTCAACATGGTACGTGAGGTTGGTGCTATTAGAAAAGGTGCTGAGGGTGTAAAAGAATTTAAACAAGGTATGGACTCTGCTGCAGCTGTGGCTGTAGCTCTAGCAGTTGTGTACCCATTAATGGACATGATGGCTAAATCAATAACTGATAATGACAAGGCTAAGTATAGACGTGCTGGTCCTTACCATTTAATACATGCTATGGAAGATGTAGTAGCAGGTGCTAAGTCCCCTGCCGCAGCTATGAACTCTGTATTTACATGGAACCCAGCATTAAGTGGTTTAGTACAACTTGGCATGAATACTAATTGGTATAATGGTCAAGCTATTTATAACCCACAAAGTGATCCTATGACGTTAGCGTCTGACATAGCTCGCTATACTGGTATGCAGTTACCTATGGCTAGCCAAACACTACGTGCTCAAAGTGATAGGTCAGGTGAGGGTTTTGATGCAATGGCTGCTCGTCAGATTGATATTGAATCTCCAACAGCTGCTCAATATGTTTCTACTGAGAAACGTAAACGTGAGGCAGCTAAAGATTCACTTAGACGTCAGCTTGAAAGACAACTAAGGGGATTTTAATGGCTCAAGGATTATCACCAATACCCAATCAACCTGTAAATAATTCTCACGAGTGGAGAGAATGGTTCTTTAGACTATGGGAAAACTTAGGAGGGACTGAGGGACAGATTTATTATAATGATCTTAACTTTACAGGATCTAATATAACATCTATTCAAACTAGAGCTCATAATACATTACAAGGATTACAAGGTGGTAACGTAGGTGGTACAGAGTATTACCATTTAGATGCAGCTGATTATAGTAGACTAGCTACTCCAAACTATGGAGCTTTTCAAGATAGTACAACACAATCTGTAGCAAATACAACTACAGCTTATCCTATAACATTTAATACTACTGATTACTCTAGTAATGTTACAATGGTTAGTAGTTCTAGAATTACATTTGCTAATGCTGGTTTATACAATATACAGTTTAGTTTACAGTTATCTAACTTGGCTAACTCTACAGAAGATGTAGATGTATGGTTTAGATTAAATGGTACAGATGTTTCAAAGTCTAATAGTATATTTGGATTAGCACCTAGAAAGAATGTGAGTGATCCTTACCATGTTATTGCTGCTATAAACTTTTATATACAAGTAGCTGCTAATGATTATGTACAATTAATGTGGAGAGCATCTAATACTGCTGTTACTATTAAAGCACAGGGTGCCCAAACAACACCTACTAGACCAGAAACTCCTAGTGCAATTGTAACTGTAAATCAAATAGCATAAAAAAAAGGGGAGCATTGCACTCCCCCTACTACAATTAGCCCTTCAGAAAGGCTAGAACTTCGTCAAAGGTTGCAAAGATTGCAATCTTGTTATCTTGTTGTTTAGTCAAGACATCAAGCTTGGTTGCATTCACGATGTAACCATTTGATACTTTATTTACTTGCACGCCATCATAACTCATACTATCTCCTTATGTTAATGAAATTACTACTCTAAATATGAGAAGTTCTAAAACTAAGTAAGTGCCGTCATCATCTAACTCAGGCATGTATTTAGTCTCCACTATCTCAAAACCAAGTGATACACCGCATATAGGTTTAATTGATACTTCCATTATGCTATCTCACAACTTCCACCAGTACACGCAAGTGTCTGGGATCCTTCGGTATTATCATCCTTTTCAATAAGATCTTCCCAGTTAATATCACCAGGCATCTTGGATGCTAATTCTTTGTATTGCTCTTCTGTAATGTCTTCATATGGTGCTTGTTGATATGTATGATTTGAATGTGGTAAGAAGCTAATACCACTAACCTCATCAAAGTATTTCCATACCCATGCCCCTACTTCAGGCCATTCATTATCTGTTACTGTAATAGTTACAGAAGGTTTGTGTTCACACCAATGACGTTGATAGATTAACCATAAGTTAAGTTGTTCTATAGCAGTCATATCATTACGAGTTATAGCACCCTTAGGGGCTTTTATCGGAAAGCTGAACACAGCTGTCGAGTCAGGGCGAAACACTTCGTCTTCCACTGGGAAACCTTTTTCTTTGAGGAACGAGTATACAGGATCTTTTTTATCAATACGTACCCTTCGTATGTAATAAGCATTGTGTCTAGCATGAATGCCACTAGCACTATCCACCAACTGGGATACGGTACCTGAGGGTTTAACACAAGTGATAGAAGCAGAAGGAGGAATACCCAGTTCTTTAGAAAGTTGTTTATTTGTTTCTCTAGCTGCATCACGTAGTTCCTCTAATAGTAATGGATCAGGATTGTTAGTCACTTTACAATCCATAATACCTGTTAATGATACTCCTAACAAACGTTCTTCCTCAGTATTCTTTTTCCACTCTTCTGATAAGAATTGGAAGTCTATGAGTGTTGACTGTAGAGTACCTAAGATTGTAGCTAACTTAACTTTTCTAAGTAAGGAATCTCTGGTATCTTTTTCCCGTACAACCACTTCCGTAAGATTGCAGAATTGTTTATCACGAAGGATAATTTCTGAGCATGGATTGGTTCCGTAGCTGAGAGTTGGATCTCTTCGTCCCCATCTTGCTGCTTGATTTTGAGAAGCAACGCGATTAAATACTCCTCGTTCACCTGACTTGGACTTAACCAAGCTGACCCATTCTTCCATGAAAGTTTCACTATCGGGTTTCTCAGTATATGCAACTGAATTGTTGGCAAGGCCTCTGTATGGATAATCATTATACCATGCTCCTGTTTTTGCATCACGCATTCTTTTATCTGTTAAGTTACTTAAAGAGATAAGAGCTGACCTTCTTACACCCCCTACTACAACAATCTCACCAATCATACATAAGATGTCATGTACTTCTAAACTATTAAGTTTCCTTCCTGCAGATCCTTTGCAAGTATCCACCGTGAACTTAAACAGTTTTCGCAATGGGTCAGGGCCACTAGCTCTCCCTCCAAATGTTTTAAGTCTTGATCCAGCTGGTCTAACTTTGCTATAGTCAACTTTAGGGATGTCTCCTTCCCACAATGAGGACAACAGCTTTTTAAAGGCTTTAGCCCACCCAAGTTTTGAGTCCCCAACTGATATGACATCATCAACCTCCTTAAAAGTACTAGGTAATGGTGGTAACTTGTCAATCTCTTGACGTTCACATGAGAACCCTACACCTGTACCATTCATTAGAATGTAAAGAGCTTCAGAGAATGCTCTTTTATTATTAATAGCAAGATATGAACAGTTATAAGCTGCTATGTTATCTCGTTCGACTGCATCCCCTGCAGTCATTAGTAGACGCATAGAGGGCATAACCTCTAGGTCTACGATAGATTGTCTTAATTCGTCCCAAGGTATAGTAACTGTAGTCTTAGTTTTTAGATAAGATACAAGTCTATCAACAGTTTCTTCCCAGGACTCTCGTCTTTGCTCAGCCTCAATGTACCTAGCATATCGAGACTTATGTATGAACTTACTATAGTTCGTCAGTTTCGTAGTCATCGTTAATTTCTTTCTGAAGTTTATCGTAGTTATCTTCTACTAGATCTGAAAAACGTTCTACCAAATCGTAAGAAGTAATGTTTAGTAACTCTAGAAGAGTTATTTCATCCAGTCTATCCGCAAGTCGTTCTTTCAACTCTTCTAAAGTTAATTGCATATTATGTTTTAAGTTCTTTCAATAATTCTATATAATGAATGGCTTTATCAAGGTCTTCTATTCCACCTTTTTCACGCCATCTACAAATATATTTAATAATATTACCTTCAATGTAAGGTATATTGTTTTTAGTAATAAATTCAACAGGTTGAATTACATACTTCTTGTAATGTGTACCTGCTACTTGAGTTTGTATTGCTTTTTTTAGTTCTGGAAATTTAGCCATACTATTATTATACCATCCTTTTTAAATATTAACAAGCTTTTGTTGGCCTTTTGGCTTAAGATTTGTACCATCTCTAAACCAATTACCACAAGCACGACATTGGTATCGTTGATACTTACTTGTTGTAGTTATATTAAAGCCACGTTTTTGTACGTTTTTAGACTGGCATGTAGGACAACAGTCAGTTGTACCATTAAGGACATTGTTATTAAGATGATTCTTAATCCAAGGTTTAAAACGTTCATAGACTTTTTCTAGAAGAATAACATCGTTCTTGTTATACTCTTCCATTTTCTTCCAAGCTTTAGGTATGCCTGCCATACACTGTACCCATAACTCATGCCCACTATGTTCAGTCTTTTTACCTAAACCTAGGGACTGTGCTACATAGTCTAGTTTGTTAGATACAAATCTAAATCTACCTTTAGCTACAGTAAGTAAATCAATTTCTTTAAAAGGTGCTGGTGGAAACATACCATGCAATAAGAACTCTTTATTAAGAGAAGGTATATCAAAACGTTTACCATTGTAGTGTATAACTGCATCTGCTTCGTCAAGAAGCTTATGGATACCAGTTAACATTTTCTTATCACCAGACTTTTTAACAGAGTCAAACATCATCTTATTGTCACCTAACCATTTAGCTGCGTAACACATGACATAAGAACTTTCTTGTAACTGATTGATACCAATGTTTTGATCCCAAATACCCCATACATGGGCTACGTTAGGAGCCATTTCAATATCTAATAGTAATATTTTACTCATTTCTTTATCCTTTGTTTTTTCTCTTTTAGAGTTTTTTTGTCGTGGCATTCTTTACAGAGCACTTGCAAGTTATCTTTGGTACAATAAAGTCTTTCAATGAAATCATCCCAAGATGTAAACCCAACTTTAACATCAACCACTGGTTTAATATGATCAACTTGAACTTGTTTAGCAGGGTACTCTTTTTTACAAGACTTGCACTTATAGTGCATACCCATACGTTTAGTAAGTTCGTTAATCTTTTTACCAGTTTGTGCTTCTTTGAGCGTTTCGTATTTAGGAGGCCAACGTCTGTACCCACCTCGCAACACGGACGTAATAAAACCTTTGATTCTGCCATCTGTCCACTCCATTATAATGTAGGTTCTTTCTTATAAGTATCATCTATCTTAGGATTAGTAAGAAAGACATTAGCAGGGAATCTGCTTGTATCACCTTTGTACCATTGTATTACAACTTCGTCACCTTTGTGAGTATAACATGCTAGAAGACGTTCACCGTCAATCCTAGTAGCTACTGCAGTTAAAGGGTATAAACTTTTAAGTTCAGGTAAAACACAATCAATGTTTGAAATAGTTATAATTACATTTTGATTGTACCTGTAATGTAAATATTTATAAGCTTCAGCAATTACATTTGTACTTAAGCAAAATCCAATAACTAACAATAGTTTTTTCATGCTAGGTCTCCACGTGATGATAGTAGTAATTACGGATACTTGACACGTTCATCAAGCATTGCATTTGAGACCTTATAAGCCTGTTTAGCTAATTCTTTAGGGTCTTCTGACCATTGAGAATCAATCATTGCATGTAATGCTTCCATTGCAATGTAATCCCTAAGGTTCATACCAGTATAGATTTGTTTCTTGTTATCTTGACATGGGAATGCTGGTGAGTTTCCGTTACTCATGTTACTCTCCTTCATAAATTAAAATCATTAGAGCTACCCAGACAAGGATGATCAATTTAATTGACCACCTTCCTCTTTAAATAAGTCTAACTCCTGTTCAACAGCATCTGTTGCAACTTCAAAGACACCCCTACGCACCAGTTCTTTGATAGCATAGTCCATTAAGAAGGCAGCCTCCTTAGGGTCTACATGAAACTCAAAGTCTAATGACCCATCTTTATTCTGTACACAGTTTGATATAAGCATCTAACCAGTTTTCCTTTCCTTTTTGTCTAATCCAAAGAACCTGAGCATTCATTTTAAACTCTTCATCGTTACTATAAGCATTCCTAACTGCGTCAAACAAATGTTGTTCTGTTTCACATTCAGCTAAGATTTTATCTGCTTTCTTAGTACCAATCTTTTCTATGCCTTTAATGTTATCAGACCTATCACCCATAAGACATTGCTTATAAAAGTGTTTAAGTCCTTCAAATTCATTAACCTCACAGAATTCATTCTTAACAAAGTTAAAATGTTTACCAGGAATCATAAGAAGATCTTTATCTATAGAACAAATAATAGTATCATCTGTTTGATTTAACCCAAGTGCATCGTCAGCTTCCATACCATCAATAACTTCTGCATTAAATGTTGCAATAAGATATTGACGAATAGGTTCTAACCAGAATGGTTTCTCTTTAGGACGGTGGGCTTTATACTCAGGGTATATACTATACCTAAAGTTATCTTTACCCGTTAAATAAAGATTATACTCAGAAGCTTCGGTACTAACTAGGATATGATCAACTAGATCTTCTGTCCTAGAGTACGCAAAGTCCTGAGCATCATCATCTTGTAGCGTACAAGCAACCCTATACGCTACTATATCAGCATCAATAAGTGCTTTCATTAGACTGGGATGTCATCCTCTAAGTCATCAAAGTTTACTTCTTTAGTAGGATTTGGATCTTTACTAAATACATAAGCTTCAAATTGTTTAGCTGTTGCAATAACTTCATCAACAGATTTACCTTGTCCTAGTAACTCTACTGCAGTTGATAGAGATGATTGACGAATAATAAACACTTGTCGTGCAGCTCTTTCTTCTTTAGTTTCATAGTTACTTCCTGTTACTCTACCACCTGCTTGCGCAGTTGCTGGTTTACTTTGTGTAGCCACTGGTGCATCTCCTTCATTACCAATACCTGTCCAATCCCAAAACCCTTTGGCATTCTTAACAGTCGTTACATTAACAACCTCACCTTTAGCTAAACCTTTGATATGATTAAATACCGATGGGTTACTAAAAGACATAAGCTTTTTATTAGCTACTTGACCATTTTCAGTCTTGTAAGTTATCTCAATCTCTTGGTAAGATCTACCATTAGATGAAGCTTTAGTACTAGGTGTTCCAACATCAACAATATTAATTAGCATTTACTATCTCCATGTTACCCCAATTAGGTCCAACTTGACATTCGACCCTCATAGGAAGATTAAATTCAACCCCAAATAACTTCTTAAAGTTAAGAGGGATGTCCGTAAAACAGTCATCAACTAACTTAACTATACTATTATTATCGCATAGTTTCTCATCAAAGTCAACTATAATCGAATCATGAACAGTGTTTATTAACTTAGTTCCTTCCACTTTCTTTAGTCTATTAGCTAGACTAACTCTTGCTATAGCCATCAAATCAGCACCGAGTCCTTGCACTGGATAGTTAAGGATTCGTGTGCGGGGCCATTTAGCTTTACCATATCTTATTTCTGGTTCATAATGATATACCCTCCCTGTAGGCATAGTTATCTTTCTATCTCTTTTAGCTTTCTCAACAATCTCTTTGTGCCAGGTATCAAGGCCACTATACTTTTTATAAAACTCATCAATGATGTTTTGCCAGAACGTTTCTTGTTTACTGGTATCAGTGAAGTTAGGATCATTAGCATAACTATAAGCACTGCCACCATAGATGAGTCTGAAAACAAATGTCTTAGCAATGAGACGACTAGGTAAACCAAACCTAACCTGATTATCCGTGTGCTGATCTGTTCCATCCCATATCTCCTTAATAGCAGTTTTATCTTGTGATAGATAGGCTGCACATACCCATTCTAGTGCTTTAGCATCAGCTTGTAACAGCATACCTACTCCCAAATAGTTGTTTAATTTCTCCATCAAAGTTTTGTAAGTTAGGTTTAGTTGACGATAGTCTACCTGTCTTAGCAACACATTGATTAAGGACACCATGTAGTGTACCTTCTTTCCAGTTCATAGTCTTGCGTAGTTCTACTAATCCTTCGTAGTATGCAGACAATCGTTTCTCTAATGTAGCTCTAGCTAAGATAAGTTCTATTAGTTCTTTAGCTTTCTTACTACCTTTAAGAGATCGTAATGTCTGTTCATCATTAGAAAAGAATCCTTCTTTCTCTAGTTCAGAACCTTTAAGAGGATTAATCATACGCTCAAACTCTATGACGTATTCTTTCCATTGGCTTTTTGGTAAGCCCGCTCTAGTGCCTGTTTTAAAAGTACCAATAACTTCTTGACGTCTGACTTTAATAGATCCCCCATAGAGAAGAGCACTAATATGTTCAGAGCTATTAGCATTAAACTCAGGAAGGTTATGGTAAGTGTAAAGAATTGAATCAATACGTTCAATATCTTTTGTAGTTTCTTGCCCAAGCCTAACACACTCTGTTTCATTGAATTTAAGACCATTGTATTCCATCTCCTCTAATATTAATAAGTCTTGGTTATGTAAACTAAGAAGTCTTTGCATCTGTTTTGTACCAGCCGCAAATTCTTCCATCTGTTTCTCATACACTTTTTGCGTTAACTGCAAATCTTGTGTGAGGTATTCTTCTAACAAGTCTTTAGGTATCTTGTCAGTATCTATTCCGTTCTTCCAATAATCAGTAGCAATGATATCAAGTTTACTACCCAAAGCATAGCTGTCAGCAACGCCATTGAGACTTGGATAGGGATGTTGTTGGCCCGTAAGTATAAAATGAGCCAACTGACAATCCCAAATACGCTTATCCATAAAATTAATTCCATAGCGTCTTAACCAATGCAAGTCAAACTTAATGTTAAAGCCAACAAGAGTATCGTGACTGTTGATGCTTCTTTGTATAGCGTCAAGTCTTTCTCTGTTAGGACTTCCGCTATAATCAATATCATATAGGTAAGTGCCATCAGTACTATAGAGTCCAACATAACAAAGTTTATTCCTTTCATCAAATGGATTGCCCTTATTGCTTATGGTTGTCTCAACATCTAAGATTAAGCTGCGCAATCGCCAGTTCCTTGGTTAAGTGGGTAATATTTATTTACTGCTTCAAGCAGGGTTTCATTAGGACCCATTAGATCTATTATATCATAGATGTCTGCTCTGTTCAAGTCAGGTCTAGCATTTAAAACTTCTGTAAAATCATTATCCAAAATAGATACTCCTTTAATTTAAATATCAATATATCTTGCAATGTCTGCTTTAATTAACACTTGTGTAGAACCATGTCTTAGGTCAGGTAAAGTATCTTTGTCACCTACTAATTTATTCTTACAGATATTAAAATATCTACTACGACTAAGGTTATCTTGTTCTTTACCTATCCCTAGGATCCAATCGGCTTCGCCTTGCTTAGCCGTTTTGGAGCCGTCAACTTGATCCATTGTTAGAAATAACTTGCCTTCCGCTTCGCCCGATGCTTGTGACACGGCAATGACAGGTGCGTAAGTTTTAGCAATCTCTCTAGCCCATTGATAAATTTGCTTAAGTTCAAGATCATTTCTTTCTCCTTTAAATCCACGGATCTTATCTATCTGGTCAAAGATAATAAGAGCTGGGTTATATTGTTTAAGTACTGCTTCAATGCGAGACTTGTTACTTGAATCTTCAAAGTCTAAGATATGAATACGATTACCTGTTAGTTTATTGTATCGTTCTTTGTTAGTACTTTTATCTTCAAACAACTCGTGTAATGTTAAACCAAGGGCTGCTTGGTAAACTCTGATTCCAACTTTCTTTCCTTGTTCTTCATTATTAAACCATAGTACATCACCATCAGTTTGACCCACCATGTGCGTAATTTCACTCGCAAGGAATGTAGTCTTACCTGTTTCGGGGCGAGCAAAGATAAAACCAAAGTCACCCTTACGCAAAGATCCAAGAGATTTATTAAGCCAATCAATACGCCAACGTAGACCAGGGGTAGATATTTGTGTGTCATACAAGTTCTCCAAGTCCATATCCACTGGTGTAATTTCATCTGCTTCAACCTCTTGATGTTCAAACTCATTAAATAAATTAAGAAGATCTTCAGTAGACTTCTTACCGCCTTCTACATCTAAAGCCATCATAGCTACTTGTCCTGCTAGAGAACGTCTGCGATGTTCTTCTAGTAATGACACAATAATACTTTTGTTAGTAGTATCTTGATTAAAGATGTCTTCAATAAGAAGACTTAACTCTTTACGTTCTTGATCACGCAATAAGTAATTACTATTATAGAATATCTCTAATTCATTATTAGTAATAGTAGTACTAGTATTATATTTACTATAGTATAATGATACTATATTAAATAACTTATATATATCATTATAATTAATCTTTATATAATTAATGTTAACATACTTGTAATACTTTGTAAAGAGATTTACGTCTTCACAAAACAATTTAATGATTTGTTTTTCTACCATGTAACTCCTTTCTACAGGCCACAAAAGGCTTCTGTAAGTTTTTTACTATTATATTTATTTTCTTTATTGTAAGTCTTTCTTTCAGTTATATCCAGATACAAAGGCGTGAGCACAAAGTGATGCACGTCTTTGAGTCTGGTAATTTGTTGTAGATCTGCAGGAAGAAATGACCAAAGGTATTTAGCACGTAGTGCACCAGTAGAATCGTATTCTTCATATAACCAAGCGTCAGGTTGTTTCATTGTTTATCCTTTATAATCAAATCAATATCGTGTGTACTATACTCTTTAGGATCTTTATCTGTAATAATAACATCAGCATTAATACCCTTTTGTTTTAAATTTCTAGACATTTTAACGGCATCAATTGCCTTATCCCTATCCAACCATATCCAAACCTTTTTAAAGCGTTCTAGGATAGTTTCTGTAAGTTTTAGAGGCATACTTGAACCCAGTAGAGGACACCCTGTGTAACTATTGTTAGCTTTGCTAACTTTTATTGCTGATAAAACATCTTCTACTACAATTATTGTATCACTGTTACCATAGAATAGCAAGGGTTTGTTTCCTTTAGACAAATACTTAGGCCCATCGTTAAAGTTTCTAGCTTGGTAATAGTGCGGTAAATATACAAGCACTAAAGCTTTTCTTGACGGACACCAAGTAATGTGGTAAGTCTCACAATCTTTACTTGTTATCTCGTATTGTAATAGCCATTGCATTGGTTCTTTAGGAATGTCAAGTACTAAATCTAAGTTTAAATCATTGGGACATTCTTCGTCGATTGTCAGCAATTTTCTGCGAACTCCTTCGATTGTGTTCTTAGACTTCCAATATTTACATCCAAAACAAAACAAATGATCGTCATATTCTGCCAAGTTATCTTTGCTACCACAACTTGGACAAGGTATATGACCAATGAATTTACTCATGAATATCCTTAGTAGTTATTAACAGATTGACACACGACATAATTGTAAAACTATAGTATAATATTATCATAGTATAAATTTATATACTATAACTAAAAGGAGCTACACTATGTGGACTAAACCAGCAGCGACAGAAATGCGTTTCGGTTTCGAAGTTACAATGTATGTAATGAATAAGTAATTACATACCGTATGAATGCAGGCACCCGTGGGGATGCCCTGCGTTCTACGGCTTATAATTCTTAATCACTTCACCTGTGGACTTGTCAAGTTCATACTCAGCTAATTGTTTTTTATCATGATGATGTTGTACAATATCTGCAATGATTTCTACATTAGCTAATTCTTCTTCAGTTAAAGTAATGCCTTGTTTTTTAAAGATACGATCCCAATTATCTTCACCTTCTTTAGATAGTCTTTTATTAATAAGTCTATCACCAGTAATATCATTCCTTGAAGCCATCTAGCAAGTCTCCTTGTAAGTCATCAAGTTCTACCTCGTCTTCGACATCGTTAGTTTCTCTTAAGTCTTCTCGTTCGAGAGACTCAATGTCATACTCAACATCATGAAAACAATGGTTACATAAGTCTACATAAGTGCCAGTCGTTGCCGACTTGCGTGTAGCCTCGAAATCATTTAAAGCTTTGTTGCAAGCTAAGCATCTCACCCATATACTCCTTTAAATTGAAACTCTTGTTTACGATATAGTTGTCTAATTTTATTACAAATGTCAGCATGTTTACTAGTACTAAGTATTGATTTTAAATATTCTCTAAGGTTTTCTTTAGTGAACACTTGATACTCGTCAAAGGCTTGATTTACATGGATAGTTCTAGAAGCATCATGTGCTTGCACATCTAACCAATCATCACCAGCATCTTCTACTTTATACCAAGCTAAACCATCAATAAACAAATCAATATCTTTGAATGTTACATGATTAAATTCTTCTTCAAGACCAAAGAAGGTTACGAAATTACCAATTTCAACTGACATAATTATAGACTCCTATAGTAATTATAAATTGCTTTTGAATATTTGTCAAGCGTAGTTCCTTCTAATCCTGGGGCAGTATTAATTTCGAATACAAAGAATTTATTATCAATGACTCTGTGTCCGATGTCTACTGCACCAAAATCTAACCCTAATAATTTCACAGCCTTGCAGGCTGATGATAGTAGTTCTTCGGGCGGGGCAATTTCTGCCCGTGCATACACCCATCCATTTGCATGGTTACGAATGCCTGTGCCGTGGGCGGCACCATTACGCTTACGCTTCATTTGAACATCGAGTACTTGTCCACGGAATACATGGACGCGATACTCATATTTATGTCGCGTAGCGACAGTGTATAGCGGTGCATTGATAAGGTTACTAATAGTGTTAGCAATAACAATACCACGACCACTATGTCCTGTAGTTGTAGTGCGACAATAAATATCTTTACCATTAGCAAGTTCATATATCTTTTGTTTACTAGTAGACCATATAGGAATATCAGTAAAACCATTCTGAGATAGTACATTGAATGTTGTAAGTTTATCACAAGCTAATTGTATAGAGTTAGGTTTGTTTAAGTCTTGTTCCATCCACCTAAAATGTGGTGGTGCAGAGTTACCCCAGTTAACTATTACATCTTTGCGTTTAGCATTGTACGATGGTGAAACCCTTAGAGTACCAAGGGTTCTAGCCAATCGTTTAGCAGACACACTACCTAACTTGTAAGGGAATATTTTAAGACTCATTTAGATTTACCTTTTAATAAAGATGGTGATGCATAGTTATGGTATGCAGGTACACCTACTGGATCAATAGAGTCATCTTCAAAGTCATCAACAAAAGATAGAGAATGATAAGGAACATTATAAAGAAAGCCACTGTTACCTTTATAATCTTCATGCATTAGATCACATGTAAAGTCTTTGTTAACTGCAACGATTTCACATAGCTCTCCAGTCTCATATACTTTAAGGGTAGCAGGGTCAGCTGTATCTTCTAGTAACTCTACCATTGCACCTGTTGCTATTACTTTAGGTTTAGGTATAGCTATAGGTTTACGCCAATTACCATAATCATACACATCATTCTTCCATGATGTAGTTACTGGTGCAACATAAGGTTTGTAACTGTTGTTACTATACCATATGCCATCATCCCATTCACCCTTGTGTTCATTCATAATCTTATGGTTGCCATGTCTATCTAAGAAGATAAGCTTGCTGTAACCAATACGAGTTTCAAGAAGATCAATCATAGGGTCTTGGAATAAAGCTAGGTTACCCCATTTGTTTACTAACGGTTGAAGTATTTGTTCATTGAAGTGTATAGTGTCAGACAAAGTCTTATCACCATCAAGCCCACTAATAATACCGTTGTGCACAAAAGCCAGACTGCTATTGACAGCAAATGGGTGACAATTTGTTTTATTAATTTCACCATGAGTTTTAATCCTAAAATGAATAACAACTTTTTTATCTTGATGTTTCTTATACGCATTGTAAAAGGAATCAAAACTAAAGAAACCTTTCTTAATATTTAATTGTTTGTCATCAGCAAACATAAAGCCTGCGCCATCTGGATTAGATGAATAACATTCTTGTAGTGTTGCTTTACTGATAATCTTTTCTTCTGGTTTATAGATTGCAATACACATTATACAAACTCCTTTAAATGATAACTAAGTTCGGGGAACATACGCTTACGATTAGATAACCAACCCATGAATGCTTCGTAATGAGTTTGTTTCTTGAGGGATTCATTAGATTGAGCAGGCATACAATAGTCAACCAATGCTTGTACAAATTGCAAGCGAGATGCAAACTCTTTGTAGTTCATTGGTGTAGCAAACAACCTAACTTCTACTGTGTTTTGATTGTTTAGATTGAGAGCATTGTATCTGTCACCACCATTCTTGTTACGCCATGCATATGTAACATTGCGTCCACTATCCATACGAGCGTATTGATTGTCTGTACGACCTGCTATAAATGCAATGAATAGTTTATTTTCTGGACGATTAAGAAACTCAGTCATCTTGCCAAGAGTCAACTGGCTCAAGGGTTTCCGACTGATGTGAACATGCATACCTACATTCTTTTCTATCTTAAGATCAGGTGGTATGTTGTCATAGAATTTCTTAAAGATATCTAGATGTATATCTAATGTAGCTGGGCATGTAACAATCTCAAAGCCATTACGAATAGAACCATCAGACTTCATAAGTGCATGGCCATGCATTAATTTACCTACTGCAAGTTGTGCACGATTACGATTGTTAGTTTCGTATTCTAATTCACAGCCAAGGTAAACAGTATTAGGTCTAACCCTAGTAGCTTTGAACTTGAGCATACTTTCTACTCGTGTTGAATAGTTATGTATTTTAAATGAGGCATCAAGACAATGATGACACACACCATCAATACATAGTTCAGATACAGATTCGTTACCACATTGTGTACATGTTACAATGTCTACTTCGTTACGATTCCATACATGACCATCGTGATAGAATTGATCAGGCTTAAGCCATATGTCATGTCGTTCATTAAATGTATATCCATAAATAACTGGATCAGTTAATTTATGTATTTCAGTCCATTGAGTAGAGCCAAGTCTCATGCGTCGTTGACTACCTTCAACATAATACTCAGTTGTTAAGAAGTCTTGATAGTATGCATAGTTTGGAATATCTTTGTTGTCAAGATAATCTTTAACCCATGTATCAGGCATAACAGCATCTTCAATTTCTAGTGGATTACTAGCTATGTCAACTGCTTCTCGTAACATATGCTCAGTTACCCAACTAGTACGCATAGCTGGAGAGCGTAGTCGTTTACGCAATGCACCAAAGAAACCTTTCTTTAGTGTACCATTTTGATTATAATATGCAGGTGCATTTACTTTGTAATACAACGCATCAATAATAGTTGATGCATTTAGTCTATAGCTTGCACTTGTTACAAGACCTGTTTCATGAGCAGCATCACGATAGAAGTTATAAACACTTAATCGTCTGCTGCCATTAGCTTCATCATTGGTATAGAATTGTAACACACGCATATCTTTATACCAAAGGGTAGATAGTGTGTAGGTTTTACGAACAGTTGCTTGTTGTTCATAGTCCCAACCGTTGTCTTCTTTAGTCCAGTAAGTTTGTCGTATGTCTGGATGTAACCATCCGAACATATTAAACCTACTATTAAAGTCATTAAAACTATATGGTTTCATATATGATTTCCTTTATGATTAATAGCAGTGCCTAGAATGCAGGCACCCACAGTGCTGCATTCATAGGCTTGAAACAAGTTGATACAAGCATACACCCATAAATACAATAGCCATTGTTAACCCAAGTAAACAGATACCTATGATATATCTATCAACTGGAGTATATTTATGTTTATACTTTGCAATACCACGAAAGTCTTCTTCATGATTACACATTTAACTTCTCCTTAATAAGATTACGATTAGTTTCAGTTAGTTTACTTAACACAAATGCACAGCCATAGCGTTCGATACAGTCTTCGAACTCTTTAATAGTCCAATAGAAGTGTGCTTCTTCTTGGTCTATATCTGCATCAGGATATGATGCATCATCAAAATCATCAGCCATAATTGTCTCCTAATAAAATACAAGATTGTCAAGTTTAACAGCTTTTCTACCCCAAACATGTTTCATGTCAATTGAATCATCATGAAAATATAATGAACGACCGACAGGATTTGTTACTTTACCATAATAAATATTTAATGCAATGAGTTTAGTTTTTAATAGATCTTCAGTAGTTGGTTCACGATACTTATGTTTGAGCATATCACTAATACCAATGAACTGACCTTTGCGATATACTACATCACAAATGTCTTTACCATATCTTTTAGCTTTGACACGATTGAGTATTAAATATCCAACACCATGCTTTGCTTCTAATGATTGTGTATTAGCTTCTGCATAAATAGCATACGCCATACAACCAATTTGAGATTCGACATAATTGATATCTGACATAATTAGATTCCTAAAATTTCCCCAAGTAAACAGGTACTTGAGCGATTGGCGCTATTGAGTAACGATGATAGTAGTATGCGCAATCCAATTTTCTTGTTAAAGAAAATAGATATGGATATAAATCTATGAGCGAAAGCGAATAGAACATAGAATTAAAACTTCGATGTTACTCGAAGTTAGCTTCCATGTAGTCATGTTGAGCGGCTAGGAATTCTAGATAATCTACTTCTGAAGTCTTGGCTTCGCGTTCGATACGCCAGCCATGCATGAGATGATAGTCTGTAAGCTCATCGTACAACATAGTTTTATTAGTTTTGATGTTACGAAGTTTATAGAATTTATCTAACATATGATATCCTTAAAAAAAGAAAGGCAGAGCCGAAACCCTGCCTTGATTGATAGTTAAGCTACGCGACCTGCGTCTGCTGATGTTGATTGATTCTCAACAGTCATTTCAGGACGACCACGGTTAGCTTCTGTTTGCTCTGCTTTCAACGAAGCGTTTGCATTGATATGAGCTGCTGTTTTTGCAGCTTGAACTAACTCTTGAGCTGACCATGTTTTAGCAATGGTCTTGTTAGTGCGTGCTTCAATGTTGCTTGTTGTATAAATCTTACGAGCGTTAGAGTATGTCTCAATCTGGTCTTCTAAAGCATAACCTAATTCAATCAAAGGCATTGCTCTGTAACGCATATCACTTGAGAGGACATCTTTCATTAATGAACGAGCGATTGCTACTTTAGTACCTGCACTTGGTTTGACAACAGCTAACATATCGTTGAACTGAGTGAAGTCAAATTTACCATCTGTGAATGTAATTGTTAAAGCCATGTGAATTCTCCTAATATTTAAGTTAATTTTACTACGAGGAAAAGCGTCCCCACGAATGTTGGACGCTTTTTTGATGAAATTATTCATCTAATGAATCGAGATAAGCTTCGTATTCAGCATTGAACTGTGATAATGATTGGATGTCATCGTAGTCTGATGAGTCCATGTCGTCATATTCAGGGTCCATATAGTTGAAGAGACAAAGTTGTTTAGGGTCTTGCATAATATTCTCCTTGAAAAGTTATAGAAAGATATGTGAGAGTCACACATCACAGCAATAATCCACAGATAGTCAATACAACGCGAAGCGTTCTCGCTGGAACGAAGTGGAAGGTATTGACCTGTGGTATTATGTCCGCTGTGTGTGTAGGTCCGTGCGACCTTGGAGCACACAACTAAGGAACGAGATGATGCAGTGAGAGAACGGAGTGGAACGAACTGCTAATGCGAAGTGATTGAGTCGTGAAGATGGGGTATCTGAACGACCATATACTAACTTGACATCATGGTATTAGATGTAATACATCGTGCGTTCTAGATAGCATAGCGTGCGTAATAGAAGGATGTTATACGATGTATGTATATGTCTATAACAGAATGATTATGATATGCTAAGTTATTGATGTGTATAGTTGGTGTTATACACACAGCATTCCCACACGCATAGGGGGGGAGGGAAATAAGCATTCTTTATTTCTAGTAGAGGGGCACTCTTCTAGATTTATAATAATTTTTACAATAGGGTCTAGTCAGACCTTGTACTCCCCACAGGGGGAACACTGGATTAGGTCCTCGGTAAAGACGACCTCGGACTTCGTCCTTCGGTGATCATGTCGGGTACCTATTCTAGTAATTACTAATTACTAATTAGTAGTATTATAATACTATAGTATTATTATATTATATATTACTATTATAATAATATAATTACTAATTAATAATTATAGATTTTAACACAATATTCTATTCTTGTCAATATAAAAATATAATAACATGGCTTTATATACCTCTTGACAAATACTAAATCTTGTGTTATACTATTACTATGAGTGAAGATCAGAAAAGTGAAGAAGTGTCAAGTGGATATTACTATGAAGGGAAAGAAATATCTTTAACCCCTAGAAGAGGTAGACCACTTAAAGCCTCACACCACGCTCCTGATTGGTTTCCTCAACAGACTAAGATAGATGCATGCACCCTATACTGCGTATATGGTGATGCTGATGAAGTAAGTAAGTTAACTAATGTACCAGTTAAATACATCCGTCAATGGAAAGAAGAACCATGGTGGGGTGAAATACAGAAGAAGGTTTTTACAGAACAAAATGAAAAGTTGGCTTCTAGAATTAACGGTGTGCTTGATAACTCTCTTACTCATATTGTCGATAGACTCGATAACGGAGACTATCTTTGGGATGTAAGGAAATCTAAACTAGTCCGTAAACCCATAGACACTAAAGTCTTATCCAACCTATTCAATACCCTTGTCCATAGACGACAGCTTATAAGGGGTGAACCAACTAACATAACAACACAAGTAGCTGTAGACGATAGACTAAGACTCTTAGCTCAACAGTTTGAGAAGTTTGCTAACGCTAAAGAAATAGAGAGTGTCCCTGAGGTTAAGAACCCAGATGAAGGATGATCTTAAAGAGTTCCTAGAATGGTGGTTAGAACATAAACCTACGTGTCCTCCAGACACTAGACCAATCATCTATGAAGGTGATACTCGTGGTGTAGTGCTATATAGACAAGGACACTTTCAAGTAGAGTTGTTTATTGTTAAACCAAACGTTGAGATTGTACAACACATACATCCTAACGTAGACTCTTATGAAGTACACCTTGCAGGTAATATAAACTTTTATTGTGATGGTACCCTGTTTAACGATGGTAAACCTGTAAGGGTTAAACCAGAGAGTTGGCATGGTGGATTTTTTGGGCCACAAGGTGGGAGTTTCCTATCTGTACAGAAATGGCTAAACGGAGTTACTCCAACATTTGTTGGTGATGACTGGAAAGCACACGATGGTAGTGTGAATTATGATGCAAGTACTTTAACTAAGGGGAAACAATATGGCAACACCAATGAAAAAACCAATGAAGAAAACAACAAAGCCAATGAAAAAGGGTAAGTGCTAAGTCATGGCTACTAAGCCTGGACTCTATGCTAACATCCATGCTAAACAAGCAAGGATCAAAGCTGGCTCTGGTGAAAAGATGCGTAAGGTAGGGGCTAAAGGTGCTCCTACTGCAAAAGACTTTGTTAAAAGTGCTAAGACTGCTAAAAGGAAATAAGAAACATGGCAACTAAATCTAAAAATTGGATTGCAGACGCAATCAAAAAGCCTGGAGCTCTTAAAAAGTCTCTAGGAGTTAAGAAGGGTGAGAAGATTCCTGCAGGTAAATTGGCAGCTGCTGCTAAAAAACCTGGTAAGATGGGTCAACGTGCTCGTTTAGCACAAACACTTAAAGGCTTTAAATAGTATGGCTACCAAAAAAAAGGGTGTAAGTCTTTCTGTAGGACGTGGTGAGAAGTTACCAGTGTCTAAAGGTGCTGGACTTACGGCTAAAGGCCGTGCTAAGTACAACGCTGCTACAGGTTCTAACCTAAAAGCACCACAACCAGGTGGTGGTCCTCGTAAAAAGTCATTCTGTGCCCGCATGTCTGGCATGCCTGGCCCTATGAAAGACTCTAAAGGACGTCCAACACGCAAAGCAGCTGCTCTTGCTAGATGGAAGTGTGGAAGTGCCAAGTAACTCTAACTATAAACGAGATTATAAATCTGAGTATAAGAGCCATCACTCTTCTCCGCAGGCTAAAAAGGACAGAGCTGCTCGTAATAAAGCGGCAAGAGCCAAAGGACAGCCAGGAAAAGACGTAGATCACAAAGTGCCTTTACGAAATGGTGGCTCGAAAGCTCTAAGTAACACAAGAGTAAGATCTGTTACATCAAATAGATCTGCTAATGGCCATAAACCTGGCGAAAAACAGAAAAAGAGATAAATGGAATTAACAGCTGAGCTGATACACGGCTTTGCTGGGTCAATGTTAGCTAAAAGGTATGATGGCGCGACAGCAACCCCGCAATGTCATATGGAATGGTGGGATCTTTGCGCAAGTAAAGACCCTTTAGTAGCTATAGCAGCACCTCGTGCTCATGGTAAGTCGACAGCAGTGTCACATGCTTACTTATTAGCTGCATTAATGTTTAGAGAACGTAAGTTTGCACTTATAGTCTCAGACACTGAGAACCAGGCTATCAACTTCTTAGGTGATATCACCAATGAGTTGAAGAATAACGATGACCTTATCAATCTTTTTGGTATTAAAGAGTTTGTTAAAGAATCACAGACTGATATCATTGTAGAGTTTTCTGATGGTGAACAGTTTAGAATATTAGTACGCGGTGCCGAACAAAGAGTTCGGGGTTTAAAATGGGATCAACGTCGACCAGACTTAATTATCTGTGATGACTTAGAAGGCGATGAACAAGTACAAAGTAAAGACAGGCGAGAGAAATTCAGAAGGTGGTTTTATGCTGCACTTCTTCCTTGTCGGTCTCAGCATGGTATTGTACGTGTTGTGGGAACTGTGTTACATCTCGATTCCTTACTCAATCGTATTATGCCTCCCGATTATGATGGCGATCATATTAAAGTTGAGCCATTAAAGACTTATAGTACTCGTAAGAAAGTTGAGTGGAGAGCTGTACGATACAGAGCTCACTCTGAAGATTATCAGCACATATTATGGGCTGACAGGTATACAGCGGAGTTCTTTCAAACTAAGAAAGAAGATTATACTAAACAGGGTATCCCTGAAGTATATGCACAAGAGTTTTTAAACTATCCAATTGATGAGTCTACAGCTTACTTTAAGCGTACTGACTTTATTGAGATACCAAAGTTTACACTAGATGCAATCAAACATAAAGAAAAGAAGCTTACTTACTACGCTGCAGTTGACTTCGCCATTTCTACAAGAGATCGTAGCGACTACACTGTTATTGCTATTGGCGGAATTGACTCTGAGGGTATAATGCATATTATAGACATCCGTCGTGGTCGATGGGATGCTCTTGATATTGTAGAAGAGATGTTTGCAGTACAAAAGAAATATGAACCCTACTACTTTGTAACAGAGAAGGGTGCTATTGAAAAGGCTATTGGTGCTATTTTAAGACGTGAGCAAATAGCTAGACAAACATATATGAACTTACACCCTATGACTCCGACTAGTGATAAGCAGGCGAGAGCAAGAAGCTTTCAAGCACGGTTTAGAGCAGGTGGTGTTAAGTTTGATAAGAGTTCCTCATGGTACCCTGACTTAGAAGAAGAAATGGTTAGGTTTCCAAAAGCAAGACATGATGACCAGGTGGATGCTTTAAGTTGGCTAGGACTTGTAGTTGATCAAGTTCAAAGTGCTGATACTCCTGAAGAAGAAATAGAGTATGAATACTTACAATCATTAAAATCTGATATAAATAACGGACGATCAAAGGTTACGGGATATTAAAATATGGAATTAGATGTAAAGATTAAAATTGAAAAACTCTTAACATCACCTAACATTGCTGAGATGTTAGATGAACAAGAACTTCATACTATTGGAGCTACTGTATTAAGAGAGTTTAATATAGATAAAGACTCTCGTAGTATGTGGGAACAACGTGTAGAAAGCGCTATGAAGTTAGCACTACAAGTTGCAGAAGCTAAATCATTCCCTTGGTCTGGTGCTTCTAATGTTAAGTTTCCTCTTATTACTATAGCTGCATTACAGTTCCACAGTAGAGCGTACCCAGCATTAATACCATCTAACCAACTTGTTAAACTAGATGTACCAACATACTATGATTCTCAAGAAGATAAGACAGACATTGTTAATAGTCCTTATGAGAAAGCTAAACGTATTGAAACTCATATGTCTTATCAGATCCTTACTCAAGATGAGAATTGGGAATCTGAGATGGACAAAGTACTTATTACAGTACCTATTGTTGGATGTGCCTTTAAAAAGACTTATTGGGATTTTAATTCTAACCATCCTGTTTCTGAGAATGTATTAGCTAAAGACTTTGTTGTATCTTATTGGACTAAGAGTTTAAAAGACTGTACACGTCAAACCCATGTAATCTATTTATCAACTAATGATGTTATTAGTAGACAACGTAGAGGTTTATGGCTTGATGTTAAATTAGGTAGACCAATTGTACAACCACAAGATGATTTAACAGTAGCACAAGATAAACAACAAGGCACAGAAGATTATAATACAGATTCTGGTACTCCATATGAGTTCCTTGAACAACATCGGTGGGAAGATTTAGATGGTGATGGCTATAAAGAGCCATACATCATTACAGTACATAGACCTACAGGTAAAGTAGTTCGCATAGTATCAAACTATTTAGAGTCATCTATTTTAAGAAATGATAAAGGTGAGATTATTAATATCACACCTGAAACATATTTTACTAAGTACCCATTCATTCCATCACCAGATGGTGGTTTCTATGATATTGGTTTTGGTATATTGTTAGGACCCTTAAATGAATCTATCGATACTATTATTAATCAGCTCATTGATGCTGGTACTATGGCTACGACTGCGGGGGGTTTCCTCTCCAGAGGAATTAAAGTTCGTGGAGGTAATTATAATTTCGCTCCTCTTGAATGGAAGCATGTGGATTCTACTGGAGAAGATCTTGCTAAGGGTATCGTACCTTTACCAGTAAGAGAACCTTCACAAGTACTATTTACATTATTACAAACACTAGTTAACTATGGTGAACGTATTGTAGGTGCTACTGATATTATGGTAGGTGAGAACGTTGGTCAAAATACACCAGCTCAAACATCACAAACTATGGCAGAGCAAGGTATGAAAGTATTCTCTGGTATCTTTAAACGTATACATAGATCACTTAAAGAAGAACTTAGAAAAGTTTATAGACTTAATCAACTATACCTTGTTGGTGACATTGAGTACCCACAAGGTTTTATTAGATCTATAGACTATTTAATTGATGACTCTACACTAAGACCATTAGCTGATCCTAATGTAGTAACAGATGCTCAACGTATTATGCAAGCTCAAACATTAATGCAAACAGCTGCAACTATACCTGGCTTTAATATGTATCAAGTAACTAAACGTTATTTAGAAGCTCTTAAAGTTTGTAACATTGAGGAAGTATTACCAAACCCACAAGGTCCTAATGCTATCCCAACTCAACCAGATCCAAAAGTACAGCTTGCTACTATTAAAGCACAAGTTGATATGAATGGTATTAATAAGAAAACTGAAATTGCTTTAGCTAAGTTACAAGAAGATTCAAGAGTTAATGAAGCTAGAATCTTAAAACTACAAGCAGAAGCACTACTTGCTTTAGAAGAGGCAGATGATGTTCCTAGAAATAATATGATTGCTTTAATCCAATCAGAGATTGGTGCAGCTAAACATAGACAAAAAAGCTTGTTTGATTCTATCAACTTTTTAAAAAGTATGATGCCTGAGTCAGGTAATTCAGAAAGTAATGACTCATTAAAAGCAGGTATTAGTTCTAAAATAGTTCAAGGAGAGAATGTAAATGGTAGTAACCAAGGAGGAATTCCTGGAATGGAAGGAGCACCCAGCGACCAAAGCGTTGTTGAAGGCACTCCGCAGTGACAGGGAATACATGAAAGAAATGCTAGTTCGTGGTAACACAGCGAACTTAGAAGAAGTACAAGGTAGGTGTAATGCAATCATGAGTATTTTAGATTTAACTTATGAAGACTTAGTAGAAGGAGCAAGAGAAGATGCAAAATACTAGTGGAATTCACCCTAAGGGTCATAGAGTTTTAATACTTCCAGACCCAGTGGAAGAAGTAACACAAAGTGGTATTATTTTGTCAGTTGGTGAAAATAGAGATAGGGAAAGACTAGCACAACTAAAAGGTACTATTGTCGAAGTAGGCAATACTGCATGGTTAGACCAACCAAGCCCATGGGCAAACGAAGGCGATCATGTAATCTTTGGTAAGTACTCTGGTTTAATCTATCAGGGTGCCGATGAAAAAGAATACCGTATCATTAATGATTTAGATGTTGTAGCAATAGTCGACTAGGAGAAAACATGTCAGAAGAAAACAAAGTAGTAGAACCTGTTCAAGAACCAGACCAACAACAAGGAAACGAAGTCTTAGAAAAAGAAGCTCGTGTATTTGGTTGGGTACCTAAAGAAGAGTTTAGGGGTTCAGAAGATGATTGGGTAGATGCAGATACATTCGTAAAACGTGGTAAGGAAATTAATCCTATACTTCGTAAGAACAATGAACTTCTTATGAAGAAACTAGATGAAAAAGCTAGAGAGATTGATACCATTAAAAAGGATGTAGAACAGTTCAAGAAGTTCCAAAAGGAATCTTTTGATAAAAAGAAAGTTGAACTTGAATCTGAAATCATAGCCTTAAAATCTCAAAAGAGAACAGCGATAGCTGAGGGTAACGGAGATCTAGTAGTAGACCTAGATGATCGTATTGACGAACTAAAAGAAGCACAGCGGGAAGCCAAAGCGGAGAGTAAAGCTCCACCGCCACAAGCAGAACCTACACCCGTAGCAATAGACCCTGAGATCTCAGCGTGGCTAGACCGTAACAAATGGTTTGGTCAAGATACAGAGCTAACAGAGATGTCTAATGCATTAGGTGCTAATGTAAGAAAGCAGTTCCCTCACCTATCAGGTCGTGAGTTTCTTGATAAGATAGATGAAAAGCTTGCTGACTACTTCCCTGAGAAGTTTATGAAAAAACCTAAGGTTAATTCAGTAGACAGTTCAGGTAGTGTAAGGTCTAGTGGTAGTAGCGGTAAAAAGTCTTATGACAACTTACCACCAGAAGCTAAAACAGCATGTGATCGATTCATTAAAAATGGATGGATTAAATCTAAACAAGAATACGTAGACAGTTACGACTGGAATTAAGGAGAAAAACTATGGCTAAAGCATTAACAATTGAAGAGAAAAAAGAACAGGCACTTACTAGAACTACTACAGAACGTCCTACACGTGAGCGTGTTAGAAACGTATTTAATGGTACTCAAGCTAAGTTAACTGTAAATCATGAAATCCCTGGGTATAAACTGCACATCTTTAATGATGAGCCAGGACGTATCCAAACCGCAATTGATGGAGGCTGGGAGTTTGTAGCTCCTGACGAAGTGGGCGGTGTAAAAGATAGTGTTACATCTGGTAATACAGATTTAGGAGAAAAGGTAAGATACCTCGTTGGTACTAGTGAGAAAGGTGATGGACTTTATGCCTACTTGTTAAAGATTAAACAAGAATGGTGGGAAGAAGATCAAAAAGAATTAAATAAACGAAATGATCGTGTAGACGATGCAATCCGTGGTGGTGTAAATGTCAAAGATGGTACGTCCTCTGAAGGCTTCTATACTCCTAAGGGTGGTATTAACTACAAAACATAAACTTAATTTCTAAAAGGAAATAAAATGGCTAACGCAAATACCCCTCGTGGACTTAGCCCAGTAGGAACAATTACTGGTGCTGCGTACAACGAACAAGGTCGCCTCTACGCTATTGCTAACGACGGAACTAACACATATGCTATTGGCGATGTTGTTAAAGTTGCTGGTTCAAGCGATGCAAACGGTGTACCTTACGTAACAAAAGCGGCTACTACAGACACACCAGTTGGTGTTATTGTTGGTATCCGTGTATCAGATCCAGGTGTATCTCTTGTAGGTACTACATTGGCACTAAACACAATTTACTTACCACTTAACTCTGGTCTTCGCTATGTTTTCGTAGTTGATGATCCAAGTGTTATTTTCCAAGTAACTGGTGATGCAACAGGTGTAGCGATTACTGATGTGTTCAAGAATGCTGGTTTAACTATTACAGCTAACCAAACAACTCTTGCTCAGTCAGCTCCGCAATCATCAACAGTATTGAATGCTGCTTCATTCTTAGCTATTGCGTCTTCTGGCTCATTAGCTTTACCATTACAAATCATTGGCCTAGTTCAAGCAGTTAATAATGAAGCTGGTGCCTATGCTCAAGCTTTGGTAAAATGGAACAAGCATCAATTCCTCAACCCAGTTGGCACGGCTTAATAAGGAGAATATAACATGGCTGGTATTATAACAACCGCTTCACATCCAAAGGCCCTCTGGCCTGGGATCAAAGCATGGTGGGGTCAAGTCTATGACGAACATAAAGAAGAATATTCTGAATTGTTTGACAGTGACACATCCTCAATGAACTATGAAGAAGATGTTCAACTTACAGGTTTCGGTTTAGCTCCAGTTAAATCCGAAGGTGCTGGTGTTGCATACGATTCAGAAATTCAAGGTTTCACAACACGATACACTCACGTTGCTTACGCACTTGGTTATATCGTAACAAAAGAAGAGTTAGATGACAACTTGTATGAACAAGTCTCACGTCGTAGAGCTGCTGCATTAGCTATGTCTTTCCGTCAAACGAAAGAAAACGTTGGTGCTAACATCTACAACCGTGCATTTAACGGTACATACCTAGGTGGTGACGGTGTAGCACTTTGTGCAACAAATCACCCTAACACATCTGGTGGTACATTTGCTAACAAACCTACAGTTGACGCTGATCTTTCTGAAGCTTCTTTAGAAGACGCATTGACAGCAATTATGGGCTTCCAAAATGACCGTGGTCTTTTGATCAATGTTATGCCAAGAAGCTTAGTTGTTGCTCGTCAAAACTTCTGGAATGCTCATCGTATTCTTAAGTCAGCATATACACCATCAACAGCAAACAATGCAGTGAACGTTTTAGTAGCGACAAATGCTTTACCAGAAGGTATCGTAATGAACCACTACTTAACATCACCAAACGCATGGTTTGTTAGAACTAACATCCAAAACGGTCTCAAGTACTACTCACGTGTTGGTATTCAATTCGATCAAGACAATGATTTTGATACAATGAATGCTAAGGCTAAGGGTTACGAAAGATACTCATTTGGCTGGACAGACCCTAGAGCAATCTACGGTGTTAACGGTCCTTAATAGGATCTAATTGAGATGTAGAGGGGACGAGATAAAGTTCCCTCTTATCTTTACTTAGGAGTTTATATGTCATATCCAATAGAAGAAAAAAAAGGGAAACGCCCCCCTGTAAAAAAAGGCAAATAATTTAGTGTTCTCTGATGACGCTTAGAGATAAGCGTTGTTAAAACATACAACGTCAAAGGAGATTTTTATGTCAAATCCAACAAGATTTTCAAATGGTGTGTCTACAAATGATGCACAGTATTTAATGGGTAACTATCCGTTACCAAGTCCATTTACTTCAAGTGGTTCACGTTTAACAGGTGTTGCTGAGTATGCAAACGACTTTACAAGTTCAGTTGCAGAATACACTGTAACAGGTTCTGCTTCAGCTATTGCTCTTGCAGATGGTAATGGTGGTATTGCAGTATTAACCCCAGGTGGTACTACTACAGCTACAGCTGCTTATAAAACAACATCTAATGTAGCTTTTGTTGCAGGTAATGGTTTATGGTTTTCAACAAGAATTAAAGCTTCAGCAGTGTCAGGTAATAAAGCTTTTTATGTAGGTTTAAGAAATGGTTCTGCTACAACAAACGGTTTATGGTTTGCTAAAGCTGCTGCTTCAACATCAATTAACTTAGTATCAACAGTAGCATCAGCAGCTACTACTTTAGTAACAGGTGTTGCTACAGCCGTTGCTGATACATACCTTGAACTAGGTTTCTATTTTGATGGTCTTGATTTACTTGTGTATAATAACAATCAACTTGTAGCTCGTGTTTCAGCTCCTGTAATTGGTACAAATATACCTAGTGTTAATTTAGGTCCTGTAATGCAAATTACTCCAACAGCTACTGATACATTAACAGTTGACTATATCTCTGCTTCTGTAGAAGTTACACGATAATAGGGGGCTAACATGGCTAATTCAGTCCAGATTCAAACACTAGTTGATAGTGAACGTAATCTAGTTGTTAAGTTAGTTGGTATTTTAGATACAAGTAACGTAAGTTTAGCTACATTAATTGACCCAGCTCTTGTTGCTGCAGTTAATGCTTCAGGTTTAAACTCACAACAACCTACTAAAGTAGCAATTAAAAAAGTAACTTATGACGTAGAAGATGGCTTAGCTGTTAACCTTTATTGGGATGCCACAACAGATGTACCTATCTGGAGGTTTGTAGGTAGGGGATTTGTAA